CAGCGAGGGCATCTCTTAGAGCAGGAGTGAAAACACCCTCTTCATAGTCACTTAAAGTCTCACTAGAAACATTTGCACCACCAGCAGCACCAAAGACTACACCGTTTGATAGATAAATGTCTCTGAATTGACCACTTGCAAAACCTAAGTCAACTGTACCATCCGCAGCCGAACCGTTCTTAAATGGTGTAAGACCCGATGCGTCAAACCGAATACCAGAAGCATCGCCTCCGCTTCTTACTAAAATTCTATCTGATTCTATATCAATTTGACCTCTGGAAGTTCCTGCCTCATAAAGCTCTATCATACCCCCTTCCGCTGTTCTGTTTATTTTTAAAGGCATACCTGCACGACTTATACCTACCATTCCATCAGCAAGAAGATTAATTCCTGCTGCGTTGTTGCCAACTACATTCATTTGAGTTGTGCCAATGCCTATCGTATCAGCACTACCGTCAACAAGGAACATATTAACATTGCCGTTAGACTCAATACGGAAGTCTACGTTTGCACTGTTGTCGTTAAATACAACTCCTCCCGCACTATTGATGGTCAGAAGGTCAGTGCTGGAAATGTACATTTTACCAGCATTTTGAACGCCAGAATTAGTTTCCATATTTATGTTGCCAAGTTCATTAGCTCCATTTACAAAACTAATTACGCCTGAGTCCGCACCATTTACAGCAGTTGAACCAATATTTAAACGACCTCTGTTGCCTGTTCCAATGATACCTACATAGGTTCTTGCGGCAGTGCCATCGCTAGTAACGTCACCGTCTAATACATTAAACCCAACAGAACCTGTAGCACCGTTAAGGGAAAAAGCATTAGGTTTTGTGTCAGACTCAATACGGAAGTCTATGTCTTGAGCGTCTTCGTTAAATACCATTGAAGCAGCACTAGCATCAGTATTTACGAATGACTGTATTTCTCTGCCTGTTCCATTTAAATAAGCTGTCCAAGCATACGCTACATCTTCACTCCCTGCTGTAACATCTCGCATTCTAGCTGTAAGATTAAGAAAATCATGTTCATCTCCAGAAGAGTTTTCACTAGTCCAATCTATAGCACCTATTAAATCATCATCTGCTGGTGAAGCTGAATTTCTACGAAGTTTTAATGTAGGTCCTGCATTAGCATCAGCATCAGTAGAGATAAGCGTAAGCTGTGCAGTGTTACCATCGGTTGTGATTGTAGACGCACCAGATGTAAAAGACCCAATATTCAACGAGGCAAAAGCATCTACAACAGCAGCACCACTTCCTGCACCATCTAAATAAACAGCTTTAACATCTCCTGGAGGGATCGTTACATTTGCACCAGAACCTTGGCTTATAATAATGTCTTGAGAACCGCTCGTGCCGTTTTCAATAAAGTGCATTCTAGATAAAGTATTTGGAGCTATTGTAATCGTACAAGTAGAATCTAGTGTACCTGTATATTTAATATACATAGAGCGAGCAGGGTCTGTAGCCCCATCTGCAACGGTAGAAGTATGCGTATCCGCATTAGTCGTTATAGCTTCTGTGCCAAAACTAAAGCCTTCTGCAATTAATTCGAGGTTCGTGTTGGTTGTATCTCCCCACGTTCCTGACTGTTCGCCTGACCCAATTTCTTCTAATCGTAAGTCATTTGTATATACACTTGCCATATTTTATCTCCTTATGCTGCTATATCTATCCAAGAAGGGGTCTGACTTGGTGATATTGCACTAAAATTGGGAGTCTGACTAGGTGTAAGTTGACTCCAGATCGGTTTAATGTTCCCTAAAGATGCAGTCAAACCAAACCCTGTAGCTTCAATAGTAACACTTGATGTTGTATCTATTACAGCACTATTGACCGAAGCAGTAGCACTCACTCCTACATTTGTCTCAAATACATTGCCTAAAGCGGTAGTACCTGACACACCCATTTGTGTTTCAAATACGTTGCCTAAAGCAGTCGTTCCTGCAACGCCAGTAACAGATACATTTGCAACACCAGTAATTGTAGTAGAACCAACACTCCCTGTTGCACTAACTCCTACATTTGTCTCAAATGTATTCCCTAGAGCAGTAGTACCTGCGACTCCTGTAACTGAAACATTTGCATCACCAGTAATAGAAACAGAATCAATCGCACCTGTACCTGCAAGTCCAGTGACCGAAAGGTTTGAATTAGCAATAACTGTAGTTGCACCTACAGAACCAGTAGATCCAGGAAGTGCGACTTCTGAGTTCCACGCACCTTCGTTCCATCCTCTGGTGACACTATTCCACCCATGAAGTGCAACAATAATGTCAGACATTAAGCTATCCTAATTATAGCATTACTCGCATCAGCTGTAGGAAACACTATTGTAAAATCGCCAGAGCTTGCTGCTTTATCTGCACCAAAATCTAACACAGCTACCGCAGGGTCGCCTGTTGCTGTTTCGTTAAATATCAAAGCTCCTCGTACTGCAGAGATGGTTACGTTGCTAAACACCTCATCAGCAAAATCAACAAGTGCAGTTGTGCTACTCGCCACAGGAGTTACAGGGGCTAATGCCTGACCCTTTGCTGAATAGTTTGTCCCACTTATTTCATTGCCTGAAGTATACGCTGTTGTCGCTGCTGTGAACGAAGCACTATTATCATACAATGCGATATTAAAAGTATTACCTGTTGTCGCCGTAAAGTTATGCACTCCTTTTAATAACTCTACTTTAAAAGAGGTACACAGAAAATTTCCCGTGAAAGCCATTACATTCTCCTTATATATTCTGCAAGTTTCGGGTTTCCAGAATCTTTTAGTGCATTGTATACAGTAGTTCTATCACTTTTAATAGCTTGTTTCATATACAACGCAATAATCGTTTCCATTTGTTTGCGATAAGCATGAGCTTGATCACGTATTGCAGGGTGAGCATTGTCAGATATGCCAACTATTTTATCGACACATCTTTTGGCTGTTTCCTCTGGAGTAAACCCCCTGTTGTCTGTAGTTTCAACCGTAACAGAAAAGTTATTAGACATACCTAACGCTTCTGTCAACATTATGTCCTAGCCTTTCTTATAGATCCTGATAAATATTCATCTGTCACTTCTTTAGCTTCGCCTAAGTTTTTAAGTCTTGCAAGAGATTCCGCATAACGAGAGTTATACATATTCATGGTTTCTTGATCACCTTTCATATAAGTATAACACTCAATTAATGCTCCGTAAAGTAGAGCAAGTTCACCATTTTCACTAATCCAAGAAACTGTAGAGTCAGATCCTATACTTGATAACGTGCCTGTTGCTCCGCTAGAACTTCCTGTAATAGTTTCACCAACAGTAAAATCACCACTAGGAATTGTAACACTAAGTGAAGTAGAAGAGGGTACGGAAAGGACATCAGTCGACTCTCCACTTGTGCCTCCTGTTATTGTATCGCTTGTTGTAAAAGTGCCTACCACGCTTGTTAAAGTCAAAATAAATGAACTCGCTGTTAAACTAAGAGGACGATAAAAATAACTCATTTCAACAGCGTAATTACTGTCAGGGGTAGGAGCTACTATAAAATTATCTACATCAAATTGGGCGTAGTATTTAGGGGTTCCTGTAGTTGAAGGGTTAGGGTTATAAGATTGTACAAACTCTAACTCTTTAAAATCTAAAAACTCAAAATTACTATTGTTGGTAACTGATAATGAATTAGGAGCTAAAAAATCTGTAGGACAATTTAAAAACTTATTACTTGCAGTCATAGACCCCGAAGCATTCTTTTGAAAAAGGTTTAACTGTACTGATTTTAATATTCGCTCTTCTGCAAGTCTGATAAAAATTGGCAGATTAGATACAAAGGAAACTTCATCGTTTTGAGTGTAATCTTTTAGAGCTTGTTTTAAAGTTGAATAGGTAAAACTCATGTTGTAACCTCTACTTTCCCTACAGAGCTAATTCCTTGTATCGACGTATTGGTAAAAAGAGGAAATGTGTTTTGACCCACAAGTATTTCAGTAGGTTCTTTTCTATCAGGACGAGGATGCCATAAAGCTTCTGGCTCAAACGGCACAGGACTTGGTTCTAATTGAGGGTGTTTTTGTTCAAAACATTCAGGACATACTCTTAGACCGTTCCATTCTTTTCGTAACGAAACGTAATCATACTGTTGACCGCATCGGTCACATAAAGCTAAAGCGTATTGTCCAGTTGCAAATTTCATCTTATAAACGTGTAATAATCTCTACTAGGGGTTAATGTTAAACTAGCTCGGTCACGATCTTCCGCAGCAGCTCGCTCAAATTCTTCTTCATATACAGCTTTTAACAGTTGTACCCGATTTGGTGCTTTTTTCAAACTGATATAATAAGCTAACCCTGCTGCTAAACAAGGATAAAACCTAAACGGTACATCTACTGTATTTTGTGGATTGTCTGCATCATCAATTCTTACAAGCCTGTCAAAAACAAGAGTGTATGTTGTTGCGTCAGGAGTTCCCCACAGTTTTACAACAGGTGTGATTTGTCTGTCTATGTAAAATTGCGAAGGTCTTGCAGTTGTTCGTTTGCTCGGGATATTTATAAAAGTATCACGACTTATTCTACTTATAGCAATATCTGATTGTGTTGAAGCACCTGCATTTTGTCTTACAACAGCAGACAAAATATCTATGGTGCTTCTCACATTAGTAAAATCAACAGCAGCCGTAACCGTAGTAGTCGCACTGCTTGTGCCACCTGTGATTGTTTCTGTAGCAACAAAAGTTCCAGAAGGTATAGTTATAGCAATAACAGTAGATGATGTAACGCTCGTTATAGAAGCAGTCGCACCACTTGTACCGCCTGTGATTGTTTCGCCCACCGTGAAAGAGCCACTAGCTCCTACGGTCATAGTTAAAATTCCTGCAGGATAATCGGCAATATCTGTAACTAAAGGTAAAGATACCTGCTCAATAGTCCAACGATTTAGCCCCCGATTTGCCCAGTCTGCAAAAAGTAAATTTAAAGAACGTCTTGCTGTTTTTAAATCATATCCCGTAGATACAATTAAACCACAGCGTTCAAACGCTTCTTCAACGTACTCTGCTACATCTGGTTCAAAATCTATTGATCCTGAAACTGCCATTAACTATATGGTCCTTTTATAACTTTACCACCCATTTTCATACCTTTGGGCTTCATCATTTTGCCACCGTTCTTCATGCCTTTAGGCTTCATAGCCTTACCACCATTCTTCATGCCTTTAGGCTTCATAGCCTTACCACCATTCTTCATGCCTTTAGGCTTCTTTTTCATTTTTTTCATGTTCTTCCCCTTTATTTGATTTTGCCCATTATAAATTTCAAAGCTTGTGCAGGTGACAGCCTACCTTCTTGTATAGCGATCAGTCTGTTAGAAATTCCTGCTGCTGTTGCACCAGTCTTTTTACTTTCACCACCTGAAGCCATGCGGACAGGTTTTTTCGTAGCCTTACCACCATTTTTCATATAACCCATTTTGTTGCGGACTTTTTTAGGCAGTTTCGCAAGTCCAGGATTTTTCTTTTTATCAACTGGCTTCATCGTTGTCTCCTTTGTTATACAAATTGTCAAAAACTCTATTCACGTCTAGTGTATAGTCTAAATCGGACTTTGAATAGTGTATATGTTGAGATGGTCTAAAATCAGGAGCACCTTCCCCTGTTCCAAACCACGCAGGGTGAGTTACTCTGACCCTGTTATTAGGTAACGCAACAATATTACCTGTCCATACTCCTGCATCAAGTAACTGTAAAACATGTGATTGTTTATGCTGTGCAGGGTCATCTGCAATTTCACTGTCAGTATAATCTACCGTAAACATATACTTTGCAGGGAAAAACTCGCCATTTATTTTTGCTAACCAAGGACAAGGCGTTGTTCTATCCATAACATACACTGCATGGTTGTGTGAAGAACAATCCCAAGGTTGAGCATCATATGTTTCCATAGGGTGTGACCATTCCTCTAAAGGAACATCGCCTAACAAACCAGTTATAGGCATCCTAGCCCACATAGCACCGCCATGAACAGTATCTTCTGGTTCGCCTTCTGCTTCGTTACCTGTAAATATTACTTGAAAACTTAAACACCTATTTGGAATAGTCGTAACAGCGATAGCCATAGCGTGTAAAAACTCACCATGATATTTCTCGTGGTTATGAGTGTACTCTTTTCTCACCCAACATTTAAAATATGGGATGTTACTTTGTAAGTAACTCATTCGTTAGCTGTAAGGACCTTTGACAACCTTACCCCCGTCTTTTAATTTTTTAGTTTTTTTAGGAAAACCTGCTTGCATATTTGCATAAGCTTTAGGGTCAATAGTAGAATCTTTTTTAGATCTAGAAGTGCCTTTTTTCTTACGTTGGTTAATATTGTAATATAAACCTTTTTTCGCCATCGTTTGCTCCTTCATTTGACCACGAGTAATTGTCATGAAAATATCTTTTCTAAAACAGCAGCACCAACAATCAAAGCAGCTATCCCCCACATACGCATATCTAATTTATCTAGACCTCTTTCGATCTTTGCGTACCTACGGTTGCATTCTTCTTCATGTTTTTCTAATAATGCTAACATCTCTTTCACTGTCATCTTACCACGCTTTGCACGACCAATATCGAGCACTGAATTTATCTTTAGCTGTATCGCAATTATGTCTTGCTCTAAAACTTTTTCTTCTGGCAGGTTGATCTTTTTTAATAGACATATTTTGATCACCAAAACGAACGAGTTTTATCTCGCTACCTTTTTTAGCTAAAACTGCTGATTTCTTTTTAGCACTCGGTGTTCGCTTGGGTTTGTTAAATCCTGCAAAACTTTCACCTCTGTAAACAACTCTACCAGAAGCCGTTCGTTTTACATCTTTAGTAGTAGCCATAACAACTCCTGCGAATTAAACCCTCTATGAGTGGAAAATATTCATCAATGAAACAGTCGCGACTGTGTACGCGAGAGCTAAACCATCTACAAACAAAAGCCCCTCGTCAGGTATGGTATTATCTACCGTAGCATGATCTGTACCAATAGTTTGAGCTTTAAAAACAATAGTTCCACTTTCAGGTGTTCCATTATAAAAATCAACTAACCCTGCTGTTCCTCCAGATACAATAGAAGTACCTACAAGCCGAACTCTGCCACCGCCTCCTGCTGCTTTAGCACACAAATCTCCTGAGCCTACTGTAATGTTTGCCGCATATTGAGCAGAACATTCAACTGCACTAACTGTTAAAAATAATTTAGTTCCTGCAACCGTTGCCGCTGAACCTGTTGAAGTTATAACTTCAGTCATTGCGTTGCCGAAAACATCAGTTCCTGTAATCGTACAGGTTTTCGCATTATCGCCTGTGCCTGTAGTCGTTACGGTTACATTCCTAGCACCGCCACCTAAAAAAGTAGTCTCTGCCATAGTCGCTGAGGTGTTTGGTCTAGCTGCTGTAACTAAACGGTCTGGGTCTGCTGCGTTCTCATCAGTTATAAAAGCGACTTGTACGTCTGATCCTGCCATTTCAATCTCCTATAATAAAGGTGGGACAAAAGCCCCACCATATTAATTACGCAATTTGAACATACTCAATGATGAATGTGAACGATCCTGCTGTTGTAGCATCAACTGTGTTAGTGATGTTGCAATAGATGGTTCTTTCGGCACTTGCATACTGAACAGAGGCAGGAGCTGTTGTTCCACTCTGCGTCTGCACAACAAGAGTTGTCAATGTTACGTTACCAAGAACAACTGTTGTACCACCATCTAATATCTCATCTGTTACAGCAGCAACAATTTGTGCTCCAGAAGACGATGTCCCAACTTCATATCCAATGTCACCTGTTCCAATAACAGGAGCTGTGGCACAGAAAATTTTGATGTCAGTGATAATTGTATTTGCAGGTTGAGTAAATTCACCAATAGTAGGACTATCACCTGCTGTGGTGTTTACTGTTACACCAGTGACCAAACCAACGTGCTTAACATATTTGTTTGTTACGATACCTGTTGAAGCTGTACTAGCTACAGTTGTAAAAGCACCAGTTGTTGCGTTTTTAGAAACAACTTGAAAACCGTTTTCAGAACGGACGGGACCGCTAAAAGTCGTATTAGCCATGTAATATCTCCTTGTCGTGGCTAGTGTCAGCTTTCGCTGTCAAGATGATAATATGAAGGGGAGCTTATCTCCCCTTCATAATTTTTTATGCTCCTGGAGAGCCAAACACACATCGTGGGTCTGAAACACCAAAGCTGTAACGCTCACGAGCTTTGTATCGCACGTTGCCTGTATCAAAATCACCTTCCATAGAAGTTTTGACAGCACTACGCTCAAAATGTTTGAACCCATTAGGTGCATCCGTTTTAATGAAAAATGCGTCAGTATCAGTTAGGAAGTGATTTACTACATAACCGTCTGGCAACATTCCCATGTTACGAACTGCGTTGATGTCATTGTCTGCTGTTCCTGTGCGAAGATTACTAGCCATCAAACGTTCAGCTACAAACTGAAGTGAAGATGGAATAATCATCTTACGCCCTTGCAGAGCAATTTTTAGTCCACGCTCATCAATAAAGGCAGCGATGTCAATTAACGACTGCTCTAAAGATGTTTCGTTAAGGTCAGCAGCAGTAGACAACTCGTTGCGGAAATTACCGCCACCATTAGTAGGGTGGTCAGTTGCACAAAGTTCTTTACCGTCGCCATAAGTTACTGAGCTATCAAACGCATTGTTCAATACCGCAGCAGCCTTGACCTGCTTAGTGTTTGACATAGACCGAGCCAAAGCACGAGTGTAACGAGAACTGAGTCGGTCGTAGAGGTTATCCTCTACAGCTTCTTCTGTAATCGCAAACGCAAGAGCTATTGTCTCATGTGTATATCGAGCCGTAAATGACTCATTTGCTGTGTCAAATGATACTGCGGAGCCTTCCCCTTTAACAGGAGCAGCACCAAAGCCACTTAACATTACTTCTTCCTCAAACGCTCTGTCTGAAGATTCTGTTTCGTATATTTCGGCATGTTCATTGTCATACCGATCATACTCCAGTCCGAATAGAGCGTTTAGTCCAGGCTCTAATTCTTTAAGGAGTTGGGATCTTGCTATAGCCATATCTTATCTCCTTATATGCCAGTTGTGGCGACATGGAACGGTAGGTTTAGTTTAACTAAAGCTACAACTCCTGCTGCTGCATAATCAATGCCTTCAACATCTTTAAAACCAACGACTCTAAAATTGTCAGTAGCTGTTGTTGCACCTGCGGAAGCTACTGATATCTCACCACTTGAGATACCATTTGCTTGCTCTGAACCAAATCCTGTGCCTTCGGCATTTCCGTGGATCAAAGCTGTAGCTGTCACTAAGTTTGTTAAACTTGCATCGCATTGGATTTCATAAACCTGATGCGGATCATCATATACAAACACAGTAGCTTCTGTGCCTGATTTTAATGAAGCCGTTCCAGGATAGCTATTATCAAAGACGGGTTTGCCCGTCAGATCGGTATATTGACAACCTGCCATAACACCAAGAATCGCCACTGAACCACCGTCCGCTGCACTTACATCGACAAGACCGTTAGCAAGAGGAATCACCATATCACCTTGAAAAATAGAGCTAGATGATCCTGCTGTACCGTTAATCTGTACTTTATAAGACGTTAAACCGTTTCCGTTCGGTGTAGACCCTAATTTGTTATGAGGTCTCAACCCAAAAGGTGAATCTGTATTCGCCATGGATTAGTCTCCTAAAAATTATTCAGAGGATTTATCTCCCCCGAAGGTTACACGAGATTGCCTATCAGGTTTGCTAATAGGCATGGATGGGTGTTGTTCCCTCATGAGATCGTTGTCAACTGCATCCATTTGATCTTGAGTTTGACCTTGGAAGTAAGCTGTTCGTTGACCAACTGTTTCTGTGGGAATTCTTGCGAGTACTAAACCGCCAACTCCAATAACACCTGCGTGTTTACCGTCTTGGACGGTAGGAGCTTCAAAGTCTGGATACTCATCAGCACGAACTAATTCAAAGCCTTCGCGTAGCCGAGCAGAAAGGTTCTTTTTATCATCAAAACCCATGACTGATTCACGGACCCAACGATGAACATATCCCTCTGGAGGGGGTGGAGCGTCTAATTGTGACGGTGGTGTCCACGGTTTATTGCGGACGGTTTTTTCCCTAGTTTGGGATGAGCGTGGGCTTCTATCATTCATAATTTTATCCTCACGTATTCTGCATACGAGCTTTTTGTCTCGCATACTGTTCATAAGATACACCAAGTTTGTCAGCGATTGCAACCTCTGATTTTGTTAATTGTATCTTTTGTTTGCCTTTTTTCTGTCCACCACGACTTGCCGAAGCTACAACTGGACCACTTTGTCTAGTCGTACCACCAAATTTATGGGGAAACTCTTGTCTGATTCGTTTATCAACCTCAGCATAATAATCGTCGCTGTGTGGATCCCAACCTTCGCTTTCCACTAAAGTTTTGTGGATAGAAAAAGCAGTTAAGGTCATAGGCTCATCTGTGCCAAACCAATCATTTTTATCTGCCCACGCTGCTGCTTTAGGGTCTGGTGGTGCAGGTTGTCGTTGCTGTTGCTGTTGCATCGGTTGTTGCACAGGAACAGGTTGTCGAGCTCGTTGTTCTTGCTGTTGTTTTACCATCGCAAGTTTATCGTTTTGCGAGGCTACATTAGCAAGTTGTCTTTGAGCTTCTACTTGACCATCAACATCACCTCTATCAATAGCTTCTTTCAAAGTATTTCTATAAAGTTGATCTTGTAGCTTTATTCTATTCTCAAATTCGTTAACATAAGAGTTATCTAAAGAAAGGTTTTTCTTTTGGTTTTCTTCAAGCTCTTTTTTAGCTGCTTGAGCATATTGTATAGCTGCTTGTTCTCGACGTTCAGCTTCACGCATCTTAGCTGTAAGCTTACTAATTCGTTTTTTAACACCTTCGCTGTATTGCTCTAGTTCATCACCAGATTGTTCTGGTTTTGATTGAGTTTCAACTTCAACTTCAGGTTTTTCTTGCTCTTCGGTTTCAAGAACCTCGACTTCAACCTCGTCAGTTTCTTTTTCTTCGACCTCTTGGTCTTGTTTTTGTGCTGCTTGTGGCATGGTTACTCCATGTAATTAAAGGTGCAAAATATCATCGGGGTTATTAATGCGAGCTATTATCTCATCATCATTAAGAATGCGGACTTCTCCACCCTCGATTTTAAATCTACTTCCCGCATATCTGCCGAACAAAACCCAATCCTTTTCTTTACACCAAGGAGGAGTATCATCGCCAAATTTACTAGAGTCTTGGTACGCTAATGGACCAACTCTCAATACATAGCCACATACTGTGGCAACGGCTTCACGTTCTCTAACTTCGTCAGGAACAATTATACCGCCCATTGTTTGTTTCTTACCTTGATACGGCAATATCAAAAGACGCCAACCTGTCGGTTGAGGTAATTTATCTAACGCATTTTCGGTAAGTTTGGAAGGTTCTAAGTATCTATCTTCTGCAGATACATACGCTTTTTCAAGCTCCCCTTTTTCTTTTTTCTTTTTCTTAGCAATATAATCAGGCACATATAGTGTTTTAGTCATTTTTATTTACTTTCTCTAGCAGGTCTTTTAAATCCTGTTCAGTTTGGGCGAGTTCATCTAAACGAGCTCGTAATTCTTTAAATGCGGTAAAGTCTGCTATAGGACCAATACATATAGCCTCTTTTAACAAACTTTGCCGATCACGAACATTTTTAAGCATTTTCTCATAAATGTAAAGGTCATTCATGAATTAACTCTAATGCTGTTTCTTTTGTTTCTTTATTTCTTCTAGTCCAACCACGACCAAAAGTTTCAAAAGTATTTAACTTTTCATAAAAAGACTGCCTTTGATCATACATTTTTTCTACTAAAAACTCTGCCTTTTCATTTGCAATCATTTGTAAAGTTTTCGGACCAATAGCACCATCTTGTTTTGCCCCGACTATTTTCTGCATAGCTTTAGAAGCTCTGCCTGTACCAGAGTTTACTGCCCAATCAAAAACAGACCAGTCTGCACCACTAGGGAGTTGGTCACATTTGCACCTATCCCAATAATTCTTTTTATAAATAGGAGCTACATCATCTTGGGTTAAACCACGCATCTCTGCTTCGGTAGATTCTCTACCAATCCATTTATCATAAACAGCTTTAGTAACTCCTAAATTTGTCATGCCTCCAGGATCTTTAGGGTGATCGACAAAACCACCCTCATGTTTTAAAAGCATAGTCAAACATTTGTCAAAATTTTGTTTCACTTTGTTAATCCTTTTTGTTTCTCATAAGTTCGTAATCCACCTAAACCGAGCATACCCATCAATACTGTCATTAAACTGCTCATATCAAATTCAGGTAGAGGCGGTATAGTAGCTCCTGAAAGGCTTACCCCAAACAAAATCAACGGAGTTAAAATAAAGTGGTACAATAAGGCAACACCACATGTCCATCCTACAAAAGGTCGCCAACCTCCTTTAAACAAACTACCCGATGCAGCTTCCGCTTTATTTATCTCTAATTGTGCGAGCAAAGCTTGTTGGGCATGAGTATCAGACATAGTGGCAATTTCGTGTGCCAACTGAGCTTTTTGATCTTTATCTTCTATAACTTTATCTAGTATTCCAGAAACAGGACCTATGAGACTGCTAATTATGCTCATTTGTTTTCTCCTTTGGTGATGCAGCTATAGTGAAGTTTACACTAAAAGACCTTCTTTCGCCAATAGTTTTAAAAGGGTAAACACAATGGTGTAAATGAGCAGGAAAAACTATAAAGTCACCTACTGTTGGTTTCATCAAAAAATTAGAACCTTCATGGTTCGCTGCTTGCCCATGAATAAATTGTATATGACCATGACTAGGGTGGTGATCTTTGTAATCTTCTTCCCACTCTTTTTCTATTCCGTCAGGTAATTGTAAATAGCCAACGCAAGAAAGTAATGACCCTTGGTGAGTATGTATAGGGTTATATTCATTTTCAAACTGACGAACAAACCAACCACTTGTTATTTCTAATCTATAATCAAATATATCAGGCGTTATGTTGCGTTTACCCATAGAAGTATACAACTCTGCATGACTTTGATATTTCATTAAAAACTGACCAAACTCTTCAGACCATGCTTGATTGAGTTCATCTGTGAATTTTAATTCTTGGCTAACCTTGCCTACAAGGTTGCCTGACCAATCTTCCATTTCATCGTTTACTGCGTTATTACATTTCTGTACAAACGCATCAGACATTTTTTTATACCCCATTACAGGACTAAAAGGAGTTAGAATTTCTTCATTTTCTTTAGGAGTGTAAATGTTTGCCATTTTGCTTCCTTAAGAGAGTTTCTTTTTCAACCACATAACCAAAGCAAACACAGTAAGACCGTAAACGGTAGCTACACCAATATCTAACAAATGTTCACGCATATGGTAAATAAATTCGATTCCTGCTTCAACATCACTAGAGCCACCTGTCCCAATGTTTATTGTTTTAGTGCCTATCGTGGAAGCTGATTGCTCAATGATAACATCATTTTCCATTGTTATGTTCTTCCATCTTTATGCTTGATGACTTTTTGTCAGCCTTTGCAGAGTAAGCGTTGAATCCCATAAACGCAGCCACAACACCTGAAGCAGCAATCACATAAACACTTGCAATATCGGTAATCAACGTAGCTGCTTTATCAAAACCTAAAACTGAAGCAAGCAGTATAATAAACGGATAAATCAACATCCCTGCTAATGCAAAACCTGTAAATCTACGCTCAGCATTACGTTTTAAATCACGATCAACTATTTCTAGCCTACGGTCTTCCAAGGCTAGTTTATTCCATTCAACTTTTTCGATAACTCCGTTACCGTTAGTATCTGCTTTTTTAAACTCTGTCATTGGATGTAAGCTTTTCCAAATCCTTTTTTAGCAATACCCACCCCTTGAGGTTTTGATTTTCTTTTTGCAGGGGTATCTTTTTGAGTTCCTTGTGCAGGAGTTATAGGCTCTCTATCAATTATGCCTCCCCCACTTTTTTTAACCAACTTAGGCATAGGAATACCAAATATCTTTTCGTATTGGGCAGGAAATTCTTTTGCAATATCAGAGGCTGCTTCTTCATTGCCCTCTTCAGCTAACTGTATAAGCTGCTTTAATCGTTTATCCATTTTATCGCCCTCCTTTACCTTTTTTTCTTCTTACTTCTTTTGACATAGCAATAAAAGAATCATTCAATTCTTTTTTTATTCTTGCTCTTTCGCCTTGCTTCTGTTCAGCAACAGGATAACGAGGATTTTTGGCGTTTTTAGATTTTTTACCCCCATCATTTTTTAAAGTTTCTTTTGTATATTGTTCGGTTGTTTGAATTTGGTCAAGAAAATCACCTAGCTTATCAAATACGCCCATTTATTTAACTCCTCTAAATTTTATCCCAGAAAACGCAGCACCACCACCACGACTAATCCTGTCAGTATCGGGGGAAGGATAGGCGTTCCCCATAAAGTAAGGCTGCCCACCATGAGACAATTTTTGACGACTACCTCGCCTAGTTTCTCTACCCATGCTTGGAGCACCAATAATAATCGCAACATCAAACGACTCCTCTTTTTTATTTTTAGTTTTCTTTTTAGCCATATTACCCCCTCGTTTGATTTTGTTTTTGCAGAGCAATACGAGCTCGCATCTGAGCTATATCCTCCGTACTATCTATACGGTCACGCCCTAACTGGAAGTTTTGTTGAGCACGTTGTTGGTCAAGTGCAAGTTTTTGCTGATCGTTTTGTTGGTCAGCTACCATCTCTTGTTGACGCAACTGCAACTCTTGCTCTTTTATGCGTACAAGTGGGTCATCTTCTTGTGCAGGTGGCTGCGTTTTTTGATACTCAGCAATTAATTGTGCCTGTATCTGTGCAATCATCTTATCATGTTCCTCAGGCGGTTGCTGTCCTGCCTGTGGGTCTTGTGCCATCTGTTGATCGTGCATTACTTGGGCTTTCATACCCAAATGTTCATAAATATGTTTCTCTAATGTCATTAACAGCGGTGGCTGCAACTGTGCAATCTTACTATTCATATACGCAGAATGTACTGCGATGTGTGCATCATGGTCTTGTTGCGGAAATGCTTGCATTTTACCCTGACCTGCTGCTGCTTTACTCGCCTCTTGGTTTTCTGTAGACGGATCTAACGGCTGTGGCTGTGGTTCTGGGTTTAATATTTGTTCGATATTACTTACGCCCAATGCCTCATAAACACGCTTATATGACTCATATAAATTGTGCAATTCAGGTGCTGCCTGAGCTAATTTCAACTGTTCTTGTGCTAAAACAACTCTTTGCGACATACTAAATATATTTGGGTCACTTACTGGTAAAATATCTACACGATTATCAAAATCTTGCATCTTAATCATACCATCTACACCAACATTGTACGGATAAGGGGTAGGATCTTCTGCAAACAAACGTCCAAGCATCCTTAACTCTGATTTCATAGACGTATGCAACCGTTTATGCACCGCACTCACGATTCGTGAGCCACGTTCCAATAATGCAATAGTAGTACCGACAGGCATTTCTGTATTACCCTGCCCCATACCCATATCAGTTGTCCCGATAAAGCGTTGGGCTGCTTCTACTACAAAACCCATCAACTGAAACAACGTTCCAGAGGGTTCTTTATAAGGTAACGGCATTAAAGAAGCTTTTAAATCACCTCCAGGAACATCTACATCCCTAAATTCTCCAGGAGATAATGGGTTTGCCTCATCTGCAATGCGTAAACCTCTCGCTTTAAATCCTGCTGGCATATTACTCAACGTACCTGCGTCAATTAACTGACGTAAATTAGCTGTAGCAGTGCGAGATAAATTTCCAAGCAAGTGAATTAAGCCAAAACCATAAAAACCTAATCCTGGAGTAAATTTATACTGCACAAAATGTGGAATTTTATCTTTTTTAGGGTCATCTGGGGTGAAATTACGCCTAATTGCCAAAACTTCATTCGTATCTAGGCAAACAGTTACAATATAAGGGAGCTTAATACCTGTTTCTTCACCTGTTGTATCAACATCAGGGTAATCTTCGAGATCCAAGAAACAATGGCACTCATATAATGTAAACTGTTCATCAGTACCAGACGGTGATCTGCCCTCAATATCATCATACGCATCGGTAATTGAATCACTACTGTCATTTGTGCTACCTTTACTATCCATATCAAGGTAAACACCCGACACTTGCATTTTGCGTAACTCATTTTTAGACATTTTTATCACATGAGTAACACGTTCAGCAGTCTTTAAATCAGTAGCAACATAAGGTACAAGCACATCTTCTGCAGGAATGAACTTACTTACTGGTCTGCCCAACGCCTCATCACGATATACCTTCTTAAACGCACTTCCTGCCAAACCAAGATAATACAACATCTGATCAAATTCAGGTTCATACTCCTCCATTTCATACATTATTTGGTAATTCATGTACTCTTGAACACGTTGAGCCTGTTGTTCCGCATCTGGGGTAGGTGTACCCACAATATTTGCTCGCACAGGTCCTGAACTCGGCAACATCTCTTTATAAGCTTGCGATTGAAACTGCGTAACAGCCTCATTTAA